AAGTAAGCCATATTTTAACCTCATTTTATTGTACCCCAATTAGGACCAGATTCATAGTCCACTTTGTTGGGCACTTCTAACTCCACTGCTGATTCCATTATTTCCTTTATTTTATCAGCGTTGTTATTTACGGATATATCAAGTTCATCATGCACTTGTATATGTGGTATGATACCCTCTTTGTGTAGTTCTATCATAGCTTTCTTTGTCATGTCAGCTGCACTACCTTGTATCAATTTATTTAATGCTTTGTACGTAAAAGCTCTTCTGATCCCTGGTCCGTGTTCCAAAAGCGCTGCATCGTGTGGTAATGGTTTATGAATACCAAACTGATTAGGCTCCCATAAATGAAACCTACATAGTCTACCTAATAAAGTTCTAACTTTACCTCTCTCTTGTGCACGAGCCATAACACTATCCATCAATTGTTTTACAAATGGTACACGAGAATGGTATTGTCTAAATAAATCATTAGCTTTCTCTTTACTAACACCTAACTCTGCTTGTAATTTATTTTTACCCATGCCATAAAATAATCCAAGATTAATTGTTTTAGCTTGTTCTCTTGGTATCTGTGCCATCTCAGCAACAATCTGGTGAAAGTCTGCATTACCATCTTGATATGCATCTAATACATCATTGACTGCATACATTTTTTGTAGTGATGCATAGTGTACAACTAAACGTGGTTCTTGTTGTGAGTAATCGAATACACCCCATTGACATCCTTCTTCAGGTATAAATAAACTTCTGATCAGTGGTCCAAGTTCCTTGTTCCGTGCTGGTATCTGTTGTAAGTTTGGATTGTTATAACTAAATCTACCAGTAACCGTGCCACCTTGATCTGATCTAAGTTGGTTTATTTCAGCGTGTATTCTACCTTTATGTTCGTGTTTTAATATGGTATCAATAAATGTAGTATGAGCTTTGTTTATTTCACGAGCTCTAGCAATATGTTTAACTATTGGGTGAGGATGATTTTTTAAAAAGTTTTTAGTAAAAGATGGAGAATTTGTTTTTTCAGTTCGGTCAAAAGGTAGGTCAAGTTTTTGAAAAACTTGCGCAATGGATCGAGCAGCCCATATTTGCGTATCCACTCCTGTTTCTTTTTTTACTTTTTGTAGGCATTCTTTTTCTTCTGTTACTAATTTGTCTTTTAGTTGATGAGCTGCTTCAACGTCTACTCGTACTCCTAAAAATCGCATATCAACGAGGCAAGGAAAAAGTTCGGTCTCTAAATCAAAGATAGATTCTATATCTTGGTGTTGTATTTCTTGTTTCATTTGTTGCCATAAATCTAATGTTAGTTCTGCATCTCGTTCTGCATATTCTCCTACATAGATTGCAGGTAATTTATACATCTCAGATTTAGGATCTACGCCCCAAATAGCTGCTGTTTCGGACAATACAGCCTCATTTTTACCCTTTCCGAGGTAGTCCCTACCCATGGAGCCTAAATCGTAACGAAAGCGATTCTCGTCCACGAGAGAGCCGGCAATCATAGTATCTACTATACGACCATTAATTTTTAAACCTGCAGCCCTAATAAAGCATACATCGTACATAGCATTGTGAAATATTTTAGTAGATGAATAGTTTAGAATAGTTCTAAAGTAGTCCATAACTTTTTTCTTATCTAAGTTGCCACCACCTTCATGTGCTATTGGATAGTATCCCGACCATCCTTCAACAGCCAAAGCTATACCAACTATTTCTGATCTACCTGTAATAGAACCAGATCCCATTGTTTTAAGATCAGGATCTTTTGTTTCTAAATCTATTGCTATCTCATCGTACTTTGATAAATCAGGAAAAGAATCTGGTGGCACCCATTCTGTTTGTGGTGTAAACACTGGTTTCTGTATCATGAGTAATCCCTCTCTAATATCATTTCAAGATAGTGTATTGCTTTTTTTATATCTTGTTCCTTTCCTTTTACAGAGTGCCTGCAGATATATTTTATAGCATTCCCCTCCGCAAAAAGCAATTTGTTCTCATTTATAAACTCTGCTGGCTGAATTTTCATTTTGGAATAATGTTTTCCACCAACTTGTTTTTCCAAAGACTCATACGTTATACCTTTGAACATTTCTTTATCTGTCATATATTATATCCTTTGTATTCTTGTTTAGGCGATATGATATGTAGATGTTCCTTGGTCCGTGTTGCGCCAACATAGAATAATCTATTCTCATCATCTGGGTTTTTTTCATAGGCCTTCATTGTGTTTTCACTTAAATCAGTTAACAACACAACGTTTTGTGCTTCACCACCTTTAGCTCCATGTATAGTTGATAAAGTTATTCGTGGTTCCTCGTTTAGTTTTTCTCCGTTCTTTCTCATCTTTCTTAAATAGTTTACATCTCTACTTGGTGCATCATCAAATGCCTCATACCAAACTGCATTAACATCTAATTTTAAACCATAATCTTTTTTAAGTGCAGCAATATCGTAAGATGCATCTTTCAGCATGCCTTTTAATTTTTTCTTATCTGTATTGTTTTTCATATAACCATATATTCTTTCTACTTGTTTATATGCTATTGGTTGACCTTTACGTAAGTTCTCCCAGTCTTGTGCAGCGTAATGTAAATCTTGTTCTCTAGTTTTTTTAAATTTGTTTCTGTAATACAATCCGTTACGATATAAAGTATCTTCTAAATCTTTTAACATATATTTAGTTCTTGATAAAATTAACCACTCACCTGAAGTCATATCTATTTGCTCGAAGTCATCGTACTTTGATAAAGATCCTTCATGTGTTTTTGGTTGCCATGTTTTATCTATTCTATTTTTAACTTTATTAATTATATTCATTGCAACATTGTGCACCATCGCTGGTATTCTATGTGACTGTGTAAGTGGCATCATCAAACCTTTTTGTGCAATAAAAGAATCTACGTCTGCACCAGCCCATCTAAATATTGCCTGGTCATCATCCCCTGCAATAAAAGAATCTGTTGTTTTATTCCAAATACTTTTAGCCATATCCCATTGCATTAAGGATAGATCTTGTGCTTCATCTATAAACACAACATCAAAGTTTGGTGATTTATCTGATTTTATAAATTTTAAAATCATGTCATTGAAATCTATTAAGTTATATTCTTTTTTGTATCTTTCTATTTCATTTGCAATAACTCTAAGTTTATCTCTTTCCAAATCTTGATTATGTTCTGCTAAATCAAACTGTTGTTCAGCTGTAATATTTCGTAACTTTGCGAGATTAATTATTCTTAAGTATTCACTATCAGATGTAAATATACCATTGTGATCGTCTTCAAACTTTGCATAGTTTACAGGAAAACCTAACTTCTTACCAAGATCTATATAGTGCCTGCGTTGCATAACGTCTTCTCTTTTTATACCTAGTTTTCTAAATGCTAATGAGTGTAGTGTTCTAAAATATGGAAGATCGTCTTCTGTTAAATTAAATTTTTTAATGGCTCTATCCCTTGCTTCGTATGCAGCTTTCTGTGTAAATGCAAAGTATCCAACTTTATCAGGATCAGTTTGTTTTAGATAGTCATCTACTTTATTTAACAAAGTGGTTGTCTTTCCTGTACCTGGTGGTCCTAATACTATTGTTTTCATTTAATTTTTACTTCTCCCTCTGTTTCAATCCAAACTCTTGCACCACAACTCAATGGTTTATCGGGACTGTATATAATTTTACTTGGTCCTAATACCTCTACTTCATGCGCATAGGTGTTTGATTTAGAAGTTTTAACAGTTATGACAGGTTCATTTAAGTTATGTTTTTTATTACTTCTAATCTTGTGTTGGTTTACATGTATTCTAGTTTTCATTAATATGGTGAATCCTCTTTTAATTTTTTTTGATTATAGTCATCTATTTTCTTATCAAACTCTTTAACTACAAACACAGATAGTCTTTCTTTTCCTAGTCTTTTATCCTCACATCCACATTTCTCTTTCAACATTTGTCCAGTTCTTTGATAGCCTACATCCCATCTACGTCTAATTAAAAATTGATGATAGAACCTATCAAAAACAAAATGATGATAACCCTCTGAAGTCCATACACCACCTTTTTTTAAATCGTTTTTGTCTGTTGATACTTGTCTATTTAAACAAAACTCTTCTAAATGATTTTGTAATTGATCTTCTGTTCTCATTCCTTGTGCGGGCTCTGTTACCTCTGCGTTGTTTAGTAATATATTTGTAAGTTGCACCCAATCTTTTTCTTTTAAAGTTATGGGTCTGTTTCTTAATTGTTTCATACATGCCTCTTGAAATAAACTTTGTTGTCTTAAGTATTTTACATTTTCTAAGTATAATCTTTCTCCGTCTACATTGAGATAATAATAAGGGTCCTCCAGATCAATAACCTGAAGGTCAGTCAACCCAGGAAATAATATCTCCTGGCCAATGCCATATTTTCTACTTCTACACAAAGTTCTATCACACATACTACACATGGGTTCATCTTTACATTTATATCCCCACTCTTTTTTCTCATGTTGATTTACAATTATTTGCACCTCCGAATCAGACAGAGGTTTTTGCATTGCGGTTGCATTAAATAACATTACTTTTGATTTCCATTCCGCTGGCCATTTTTGTTTTGCATAAACACCGTAATGAAACAATGCATTATTCCTACCACCCTCACCAATTTTATTTAATGCTAATGTTTCAATACAAGGTGGTCCATCACTATATTCTGATTCAGGTCTTTTAACTTTTATTAAAGTTATATCTTTTTGTTTTTTATTTTCGTACAGATCAAAAAAACCATCCATACTAGCAGCACTTCCATTTTCAAGAAAGGCATATCTTGTTGTGTTATCGCCATTAAAGTATGGTAAATTTAAAAAATTTCCTGTATCATCTTTTGATTTTAATTCTGTTTGTTTTGGAAAAACCTCTGATCCACCATAACCCAAAACTGCTTTGATCTCCATTAGTTTATCTTGCATGGATTTTGCAGAAACATATTCTTCGGTAAATAAAAATACGTGTGCACCACCTGACTTAGATCTAAATACTATTAGTGGTAAATTAAAAGATTTTATTTTTTCTATTAATTGTTTATGATCAAATCCTGCGTAAGAGTCTATGTCTATACATCCCCACTTACAACTATTATTATCGTTAATTGGTATGACACCTAAACTTTCAACACCATTTAAATGTTTTTGCCAAAGATCATCTGTAACTGGTTCACGTTTTACAAAAGATTGTCCTTTTACTTTTATACCATTGCCATTAGATTCACCTATTTTAGTGACACCATGAGCACGATCTAATCCTTCAAATATTTTTTTAAATTGCTCAACCATAATTAAACGTGGGCGGCTTACTCTCGCGTAGCCACCCACTACCTAGGATACGTTTAGTATGGTTGTTTCGATTCGTTTTCTTCCGAACCGTGTTTAGCTTGGACCTCCCCTTTACCAACACTTTCAGCAAAACTCTTCGCCATCTCGTAAGTTGATTTATCAGTTACAGGACCTACCTTTGCTACATCCCAACCAAACCATGTTCCTTTGTCATTCGACATTTGAACTGTGGATAAAGTATAAATGTGGCTGTATGTAGGCGGAGTAAACAATCCGTTCTTACCCTGCATCTTGATACCCATCATCATTGAATTCCATTTTCTACTAACTTTTAGTTGAGTAGATTTCATAGAAATTAATGCTGTTTGTGGATTATCACCTAGCTGTAGTACAAAATGATTAGCAGTATTTTCAAGATAGTTACCATTCGGTAATCTATCTTTATACGAAGCGTCTCTTTTAGTCTGATTAATTAGATCACTACCGGCTTCGTGAATAGCCACTGGTGCACCTGATGATGTACCTCTGTCTTGCCATTCTATGTACTGTCTTTTGTAAAACACTGGCACAACATTAACACTATCATACAATTGATTAGTGACAGTATTAATTATCTTGCCAGGTTCAGCACCCTCTACATATTTACCATCTCTTTTGTTTACCTCCGGAGATAGTTGTCCCAAAATTTTTAAGAAAGGTAACGCAAGATCTTCTTGCGATATATTTTGAGAACCTTTGTTTGCATCAGCTTCAAAAATATTTACTGCTAATGCACCTTCTTTTTTATTTGCTACTTGGTTCATTGTTATTTGTTCCTTTTTATTGTTGTTTTATTTTCGGTAAATACACCGAAAATTTCCGTTGGCATTTCTTTACCCGCCTCTAAACGCTCACGGACTAGCGCTTTCAGAGTCATAGGCTCAACCTTCATCTTTTGTGTCGGTTGAAACCCTTGACTCTTCGCAAGTTCAGCATAAGATGCTGCCTTGTTATCTTCGTTACGACCAAATGCTACCAAGATCTCGTTCTTAATAATATCACCTAGTCCATTGTCACGAAGCCAGTTAAACGCCATTTCTTTGTTAGCCTCACTAATGTGAGCCTTGTAAGAAGTGGCAACTTTAAGATGTGATCCATCCTGAAGTTTTAATTCTGATAACCCCATTTCAGTCATCATGGTTGGTATAACCTCTCCTGATATGTGGTCTCTTTTCTTTTTTAAAGTTTTTAAATTTTCTTCTGCTTTTTCTATGTCTGAAAAAACAGACTCTAACTTAATAACTTGATCTGATAGTGATTCGATATTGTCTATTTTCTTCACACTATTCTGTTGGTCTTTTTCGAAATCAATGTTATTCATCAATCTCTCCTTTCTCATATAAGTTAATTTCAATAGGATAATATTTTCTTTCTTGTTTATCCCATTTTAGTAAATTAAATTTACCGTTTGTAATATCAGATACAATAGAGCATGCAACACCTATTATTGCAGGATCACCTGTAAGTAACAAATAATCTTCTGGTTCAAATTTTTTTAAACCTTGTCTTAATTTAAAAATTAATGGACCTGGAGAAAAAATCATTTGAGAAAACTCGGGTAATAAAAATTTAAATTGACCGTAAACACTGGCTCCCATAATATTTATTTTTGGATTGCCTGCTTTAGTACCAGATATCTCTTGTATTACGTAAACTATTCTTTCTGACATACTTGACAATATAACCGTCCTATATTATATGTCAAGTATAGAAAGAGATTATGAATTACAAATTTAAGTTAAAGCCTTATGGGCATCAAATGACTGCGCTTGAAAAGTCTTGGAATAAAGAGACCTACGGTTATTTTATGGAAATGGGTACAGGAAAAACAAAAGTATTAATAGATAATTTAGCTATGCTTTACGATAAGGGTAAAGTTGATGGTGCACTAATAGTTGCACCAAAAGGTGTTGTTAAAACTTGGTATGAACAAGAATTACCTGCACACTTACCTGATCACATAGAACATAAAACTGTATTGTGGCAAGCAAACATTACTAAAAAACAACAAACAAAACTAGAAACTTTATTTGAGACGGGCACCAATCTTCACATATTAATTATGAATGTAGAAGCTTTATCTACAGATAAGGGTGTTAAGTTTGCACAAAAATTTTTATATTCACACAAAACTTTGATGGCTATGGATGAATCTACTACAATAAAAAATCCATCAGCGAAGAGAACCAAAAACGTTTTAGCTCTTGCTCCTATAGCTAAATATAGGCGAATCCTTACGGGTTCGCCTGTAACTAAAAATCCGTTAGATTTATATACGCAGTGCGAGTTTCTTGATCCGTTTCTCTTGAATTTTAATTCTTGGTATGCGTTTAGAAATAGATATGCGATTATGAAAACAATACATGTAAGGGGTAGATCAATACAAACAGTGCATAAATTTCAAAACTTAAGTGAGTTATCTGATAGATTAAAAGGTTTTTCTTACAGAGTATTGAAAGAAGATTGTTTAGATTTACCTGATAAAATATATATGAAACGACATGTAGCTCTAACTAAAGAACAAGAAAAGCTATACGAAGAGATGAGAAAGACAGCTATTGCAAACTTAAATGGTAAGGTTACTTCTACAGTTACTGTATTAACTCAACTGATGAGACTACAACAAATAACTTGTGGTCATTTTGTTGCTGACGATGGCACCGTGCAAACTATAAAAAATAATAGATTAGATGAACTCATGGATGTATTAGAAGAGACAGAAAACAAAGCTATCATATGGGCATATTGGCAAAGAGATGTACAAGATATAAAGAATACTATTGAAAAAAAATATGGTCCAGGGTCCGTGGTTGATTATTATGGATTAACACCACAAGATAAAAGACAAGATAACATACGTAAATTTCAAAACGATGATGAATGTAGGTTTTTAATAGGCACACCTTCTACTGGTGGTTATGGTATTACACTTACAGAGGCTAATACCGTTATATATTATTCTAACGGTTATGATCTAGAGAAAAGATTGCAATCAGAAGACAGAGCGCATCGTATAGGTCAAAAGAAAAATGTAACCTATATAGATTTAATTGCAGAAGATACTGTAGATGAAAAGATAGTTAGATCCTTACGTAAAAAAATTAATATTGCATCTGAGGTTATGGGTGAAGAATTAAGAGATTGGATTTAAACTAAGTTTACAGCGTCACCAATAACAGGCTTGTATTTTGTTCTACCCTCTTCTTTGTACGCTCTTAACAATTGTTTACGAGGA